AATTGAGTATTTGATCTAAAAAATTCTGTTCTATTGTGCGTAGTAGGGGCATCTGTATCAACTAACTGAATTCGGGGATCAGTCCCCGAATGTCTTAACGTATTGTTAGTAATTAATAATCGTTCTGTTCCGTCTGTAGATATAGCTATAGTATTACCAAATGGCCTGTAAATGCCAGTATCGGAATCTATGTCCCAAGAAAAACTAGGGGCGGCTGCTGTATCTCCCGCCGGGGCGTGAAATAATGATGCTGTAATTACGCCTACCGCACTGATATTATTAAATACCTGTGTTCCTGCAAATGTTTTAGTTCCAGTTATTGTTTGATCGGTTGTTGTTGTGACTATTGTATTATCTACCGAAAAAGTATTGGCTATTAATGATAATCCTTGACCAGCAAAATATTCAACAGCACTAGCGGTTGTTCCTGCCCCAAATTTAGTCACGATTGCTTGAATAGTCCAATTAGAACTATCGATTACTTCTATAATTCCGGTAGAAAAATTGTTTAATAAAATTCCATCTAATCCAATTATTGCACTTACTGTGGTTGAATCATACCTAACGGCAATGCCGTATGAATCTTCGCCCCAACCAATGCCGCCGGCGACCACATAATTAATTTGTACTCTGTCACCAGGTATATATCCGCTTTCAGCTGATAAATTAACAAGTTCAAAATTAATTAAATCAGGATTCTTCCCTATACCATGTGTACCACCAAACTGTTGGCCATTGGTGAATGAAATCGCAGAACTTCGCCAAATAATACCTTCCGGGGCATTTGATACTTCACTCCAATATAGTTGGCCGTTGCCGTCTGTTACTAACGATTGGCCGCTGGCTCCCGCTGATGTTGGTAAATAATAAAAACTGCCATTTGCGGAAACCAAAACTCTTGAAAATTTAGCGGTTGCTTGTACTTCTAAACTTCTACTAACTTGTAAGTCTCGGGCAACTTGTAAGTCACCTTTAATATTATACGCCATTTATGCTCCAACTAACAGGATAAACCAACAGGATAAAGTTATTTATTGTTTATTTTATCAAATTATAATAAAGTAAAATATGGATAAAGTAAATTTATTAAATGAAAAAGAATTACAAAGGATGCTACATGCAACAAAAAATTTTATTGTCAGAACAATTTTTAATAACATGTAGAGATTTAATTTCACAAACATCAAATTTGGATATATTTTTTAGTCAACGAAAACTTATGAAATTTGTTGATGTTAATTATGAAAATCTTTGTAAACGTTTATCATTATTAGAACAAAATAACTTTGATATCATATATTGGCGACCAATATTACTTGATGCTTTTAGTAAGGGGCAAGTAAAGAGTAAAATTTGGTTGGTAAAAGAATTATTAAAAATAGATACTTTAGAAAACAAAACCGTGTTTATTTTGGGTGGATGGATTGGTATTTTGCCATTGCTTTTGTTTTGGCATACCTCCGTAAATATTATTCGAAATATAGAACTTGATGAAAAATGCATAGATATAAGTGATTGGCTATTAAAAGAATTTATGATAGATAATTTCAGGTATAAAACAATCCACGAGGACATGACAAAAATTAATTATTCTAAATTTAATTTTACTACACCGACCTATGAAAAAACAAAATTAATAAACAAAATAGAAGTTCCAGACATCATTATTAATACTAGTTGCGATCATTTGAGAAATTTTAGCAATTGGTGGGATTTAATTCCAAATGGCAAAATGTTTGCTATACAAAATAACAATTTTGAAGAGATAAATGATCATACCAATATTGTTAATAGTTTGGAAGAATTTAAAAGTCAATTAGGCAAATGCAATAAAATATTATATGAAGGCGAATTAGAAACCGACAAATATAATAGGTATATGATTATTGGAATAAAATAATGTATTTATATTCTGAAATCAAACAAATTCATTTAGAAATAACTCAGAAATGCCAAGCAAGTTGCCCAATGTGTGATAGAAACATGAATGGTAGTGGATTGAATCCGCATATCAATTTAGCAGAGTTAACATTATCAGATTGTGAAAATATATTTAATAAACCCCTTATATCACAATTAAATTCTATGTATATGTGCGGAAATTTGGGAGACCCAATAATAGCAAATGATACTTTATCGGTTTTTGAGTATTTTAGAAATACTAATAATAAAATATGGTTAGGGATGAATACAAATGGGGGTGCTAGGTCATCTGATTGGTGGAGAAATCTTGCTGACATTTTGGGGGCGCGTGGCGTAGTAACTTTTTCAATTGACGGGTTAGAAGATACCAATCATATATATCGTCAAAATGTTATTTGGAGTAACATAATCAAAAATGCAAAGTCTTTTATTGCTGCCGGTGGTCGCGCCAAATGGGATTTTTTAATTTTTGATCATAACCAACATCAATTAGAACAAGCAGAATTTCTTAGTAAAAAATTAGGCTTTGAAAAATTTGTTGCTAAAAAAACAGGAAGATTTTTGTATGCAAATACAGCAAAAAAAGATGAACATATTAGTTATAATAAAAATGATAAATTTTCAATTAAAAAACCAAAAGATGAATATACCAATAATTCATTGAAAAAACAAGATAACATCATTAATAAATACAAATCGATGGATAACTATTATGACCAAACTTTAATACAATGCAAAGTTAAAGATGAAGGAAGTTTATTTATTACTGCCGAAGGGTTAGCGTTCCCTTGTTGTTGGACTGCTGGGAGAATGTATAAATGGTGGCATAAAGATCCAACTATTGAACAAATTTGGAATTTTATTGAAGAGATAGGCGGCAAAGAAAAACTCAATGCAAAAAATGGTTTAGAAAATGTTTTTAAAACTGGTATATTTGAAAATATTGAACGCAGCTGGTCCAAAAAAAATTGTTCAGATGGAAAATTAAAAGTATGTTCAATGAAATGTGGAATCGGCTTTGATCCGTTTGGGGATCAATTCAAATGATTGTAAATATTTTTGAGAATACAGCAAAAAGAGCCAATCAATATTATGAAATACAAGATGCTAACTTTGGTATTTCTGCTTGGAATTCGTACTTGCACGATCATAATTTTTATTATATTACATTTGATAAAATACTTGATAATCAAATAGAATTATTTCCATCACTAGCCAATGTTAATATTCAACATTATTTAAATTCAAAAGAATTTTATGAAAAAAGAGGTGTTACACAAGAATGTTTTATCCAACAAGCAAGACAAGAACATGAATATTTAAAAAAGTATGACACATCATTTTTTGATATATTACATAATACTCTTTTTATGGCAAAAATGTTTAATCAACTATCTTATTTAACAAAAGAAATATATAAAAAGGGGTATTATAATTATCCTACATTATATTTTGAAGATAATTCAAACATGCTACATTACAAAATATATGTCCATCCCGGACAGCATTTGTATTGGGTTAAGATGTTTCTAAAATTAGATACATGCTCATTTTTTTCTGTTCATAAAAAACATTTAAACATATTTAATGATTTGATTAATAAAAATATCATACATATTATCAAAGAATTAAGTAATTCAAATGATATATATGATATTTTTAAGAAAAAAAATATACGTTCAGAGGATATAAATGGCTTCGTGTGCCAAGAAGGCAATTCGGTCGTGCCTACAATAAATTGCACTATTCCAAATGATACTGAATGGAGCAAATTTGAAGAAAATGGATTAAATTTGTGGCCTTGGCAGAAAGTAAATTTATTACATGAATGGGTTTTGACTCAGCCTTGGGTTAGCATTTTTACAAAAAATGAAGACCCAAATAGATATGTATTAATTAAAAATCATTTTACTGATAAAACCAAAATGTTAAATAATTTATATGCTTTTTTATTACTAAATATTAATGAAGATTTAAATTTTAGGAGAAAATAATATGCCCTCAGTTGCAGTTATTATTGCCGCAAGAATGAAAAGTACAAGATTCCCAAATAAACCATTGGTTTATTTGGGAGATAAGCCAATGATACGGCGCACTTTTGATAATGCCGAAAAAGCCGGATATGATACGTTTGTTTTGTCAGATTCACAAGAAGTATTAAATGAAATTCCGGCGGATAATCGTATTATGACATCAACCGAATGCAGAGACGGAACACATCGATGTATGACTGTAATTGGCAGTAAAATAAACTATGACATATATGTATATGTTCAAGGCGATTTTCCTGATATAGATGTTGAATCAATAACCAATACCGTAAATCATATGTCGGAGACGGATTCAATAATGTCACATGCATACACCAATTGGATAGATGAAGAAGAAAAACATCTTCCTGGCAGAATTAGTATGATACATGCTAACGGAATAATGCGATGGACTACTAGAGCCATACTACCATATGGTGATAAAGTAGTTGGGTTATATGGTTATAGAAATGAAGCGGCTAAATTCTATGAAAAAACGAAGTTATATAATGCATATTTATCGGAAAAAATTGACGTTTTGGTTTGGTTAGAAAATGGCTATTACCCAACTGTATATAAAGTACCATTTAATAGTATTGATATTAATTTTCCAGAAGATGTAAATGAATGGAATAGGTTACATGGCGTACATTTATAATGATTTAATCCCTGCATTCATCCCAAAAGATACTATTACAACAATATTAAATATAATTAATAATTATAAACCAAGATCAATTATTGAATTTATGCCCGGCGCGGGTCCATTAACTTGGCATATTCTAACTAATTTTGATTTTATATTGTCGTATCATGCAGTTGATAAATGGGAATCTTGCGGAAGAAAAAAATTAAAAAGAGACGGTATCGACGGAGTCTTAGATAAATCATTATTTTTGAAATATAATAATTTCAAAAATTTAACATATGAACAAAATGACTTTATTAAATTTACTAATGAAGACAATTTTGATTTATGGATTTTTGACCATGATGTTGCTGAAGATTATTATCAAAATAAATCAAATATTATTTTTGATAATATATATGTAATTTTTAATAAGATAAAAAAAGATAAATTTTTATTATTTTATCAGATAGAGCATAAAGTAGAATTTAGAAAAGCTATCAATAAATTAATTGATATGTTGTCTTCTGATATATGTTATATAGACAACGATGTAATAATGATAAGAAAAACATTATAAATGAATAAAACATTTTGCCCATATCCATTTTATCATATTTGCACTACTTCTGATTCTAAATTTAGATTATGCTGCCATAGTAAAGATATAGAAACTAAAGAAAAATATTCTATTGATGAATGGTGGAACAGCAACGAAATAAATGATCGAAGGCAACAATTATTATCTGGGATACCCATACCAGAATGCAGCAAATGTTACAAATTAGAAAAAGAAAATATCAATTCACCAAGAATGGCGCAATTAGAGCAATTGAACAATAAAACCAAGTTCGCCGATAAAAAATATAGTAATATAAATAATTGGCGTAAAAATTATAACGTAGTTCCACTAAGTTTGGATCTAAGATTCAGTAACAAATGTAATTTAAAATGTAGAATGTGCAACCCATATTCAAGTTCAAGTGTGGGGGATGAAATCAAAAAACACAAGGAATTAACGGAAATAAAAGAGTATTATTGGCCAGATTTTAATAATGATTTTAATGATAGTCTCCCCCCAAAATATATTTTTGATAATTTAAATTCAATAGAACGTCTTAGAATAACCGGGGGAGAACCGTTTTACTCACCTGAATTTTATGAATTAGTAAATATATTGGAAAAAACATCATTGGATCAAAAGATACGAATAAAAGTTATATCAAATGGAAGTTTTTTTAGTAATAGAATTATTGAGCAAATATCAAAATCCCCAATAGATATGCACTTAGAAATAAGTATTGACGGCATAAATGATGAATATAATTACATACGATATCCTGCCAAATGGCACAGAATCAGTAAAAATTTAATTAATTTTAATAATGCTAAAATTCCTATGAACGTAACTATTACAGTTCAAATTTTAAATATTATCAATATAGTAGAAATGCTATCATGGTTTGATTTACACAAGATTGTATGGGATGGAATGTTATTAGATGATCCCGACATATATAATATTAATTGGTTGCCTCCCAAGATATCAAACATTGTAATAAATGATATTGAAAAATATAGAATCAACAAAACATTCACAGTTGAACAAGAATGTTTGTTAAATAATATTATTAATAGATTATCTGTTTCAAAATTTGATAAAGTTGTATGTAATCAATTTTTAAAAGTAACATCGGTATATGATAAAATTCGAAAACAAAGTTTTCAAGAAGTACATCCAATTTTATATAATGAAATCAACAAACTGCTTCATTAAAAATATAAGTTATAAATAATTTTACTGTTTGGAATAAAATATAAATGAATATAAAAGACATAGAAAAATTAGTTAATTCGAATACATTTTGTATATTGCCTTGGATACATTTATCAACTCGTCCGGGCGGCACAGTACGAGTGTGCTGTACGGCCAATGCATCATCAGTTGGCCCCACAAATGATAGAGAACATGGCGGGCAAGTTGGGTTACTTAAAAATGATGTAGGCAGTCCTGAAAATATTAATGATAAAACATTCTTAGAAATATGGAATAATGATTATATGAAAAACGTACGGCGTCTTATGATGGCAAACGGAAAACCGCCATCATGTTTAAAATGTTATAAAGAAGAAGCCGCCGGACACAGATCAAAAAGATATTGGGAAACCGAATATTGGAGTCAAAGAGTTGATATTTCTGAATTATTGAATGAAACTGCAACAGATGGGTCGGTTCCGCCAAAAGTTAGATATGTTGATTTACGCATGGGCTCCAAATGTCAGCTCAAATGTATTATGTGTTCGCCGCACGATTCATCACAATGGATACCTGATTGGTTATCAGTATATCCCACTGTGCAAAATCAAAATCTTAAAGAAACATTTAACTGGTCAAAAACAGGCAATGATGCTCATTATAATTGGCATAAAAATAATCCAAAATTTTGGGATGAGTTATATGAGCAAATACCGCATATGAGACAATTGTATTTTGCAGGCGGAGAATCCACGATAATTGAAGAACATTATACCCTGCTAGAAAAAGTAATTGAAATGGGATTTGCCAATCAAATAGAATTAAGATACAATTCGAATGGGGTCGAAATGCCTGATAGAATATTTAAACTATGGGATGAATTTAAACATGTAAGATTCCATTATAGTATAGATTCTATAGGTGTAATGAACGATTATATTCGTTATCCCAGTAAGTGGAAACATCAATTAAAAATATTTGATCTGCTTGATAATACAAACAATAATGTAGAGGTAACAGTAGTCTGCGCGGTTCAAGTTTTAAACATATACTATATACCTGATTTTGTTAAATGGAAACTAGAGAAAAAATATAAAAAAATAAACCCATGGCCGCTGGGCACAGGACTAATAAATTGGCATTTTGTTTACCACCCACCACATATGAATGTTAAAGTTTTGCCCAAATGGTTTAAAGAAAAATGTAAGAAAAAATATGAAGAATTTTATCCATGGTTAGAAGAAAATTGGCATTTATCGGGCGCGCCGTCTAAAGAAGCTTTTTTAAATTCTGCATATGGAATTAAACGAATGAAGGGTATGATCAATTTTATGATGAGCGAGGATTGGTCTGTTCGATTGCCCGAATTAAAAGAATATTTGGAGATAATGGACAACCATAGAAATATTTCCTTTAATAGTGTATTTCCCGAAATGAAGGATATTTTTAATGGCTGAATGTTTGCTATTCAAGCATGGATTGGTGTTATCTACAAAAAGTATTGTTAAACCATGCTGCATTTATAAACACAACAAAGATGAAAATTTTTTGTTTACGATTAATGATTTTAGATCGCATTTTGACGATCTTTACGAAAAAAGCAAAGTTGATTGGTTACCCGGTTGCTATAATTGTAAGACAGATGAAGATAACCAACGCACTAGTATGCGTCAGAGATATAATAGGTTTTTAAAAGAAGAAAAATCAAATGATATAAAATATTTAGATTTAAAATTGAATAATACTTGTAATTTATTGTGTGTTATGTGCTCTCCAGAAATAAGTTCAACATGGAAAAAGGTTTATAATAAAAACAAAAAAGAATTAGAAATTTTTAATTTTGGTAATTCATTAGAAAAATACCCGTATCAATCTAAATTAGAATTTGTAACCAAGTATTTAAATAACTTAAATATGATAAAATTTACAGGCGGGGAACCAATGCTAATCAAAGAAGTCAAAACTTTGATTAATTATTTAATAGACAATAATTTATCAAACAAAATTATATTACGTATGATTACTAATGGGACAGTAGAATTAGATGATTATTGGAAAAGAGTGTTTAAATCTTTCAAACGAACTCGGGTAACAATAAGCGTTGACGCAATAAACTCTAGATATGAATATATAAGAAAAGGTGCTTCTTGGGATAAAACAGCCAAAAATATTAAAATATATAATGATTATTTAGATGAAATAACCATTGAAATGGTTTCAATGAGCATAAATGCTCGTTATAAAAATATATTTTTAGAATGGTGTTATAAAAATAATTATGAGAGTGGTTTAAATTCTTTAATAGGTGTCGATTACTTATCCTATAAATCGTTAAATAATGATTTACGAGCAAAATACGGAATAGAAACTAATTTATTATATGACCATACTAAGTTTTTAGAATTAGAGGCAAAAATGAAAGCATTGGATAAAATTTATAATACCGCATTTGAAAAGGAATGTGATGAATTTTATACAGCTTCGTCGCATTAGCATTACATTACATTTGAACTTGATAATTCACAATACGAATTAATTTGAAATTAATAGAATAATAATTTATGATAAAATATAATCAATAGGGAATAAAATGAAAACATATGATGAATCCTTTCCAAAACAGCATTTGGGTTTAATGACACAATATTGGGGTAAAGTTTCATCCATCAACCTTTTTAGTGAAGCAGACCTATTGGAATTAGAAAAAATTTCTCACCAAACCGGAAGAAGGTATAGGAAATACAACGGCGGCACTTTTATTATTTCTGGAATAAACTGGGGTAGTATGTATGATATGCTGTACCCAAAATTAAAGACTTGTTTGGCTTATATACGAGAAGATGATATAATTTCTGGAAATTTGTACATTACTCGGGCATCATATGGCCTGCATTTGGACGGTATTGATGAAAATGAAGTTAGTACAGGGTATGTGCCCATTAAAAGTTTTTTAATACCGCTATGGAATTTGCCAAAAAAGAAAGTATCAAGTTTGATTTTTATGAGTAATAGATTTTTGGGTTTTGAAAGAACATTCCAAAAAGGTTATGAGAATAGCAACCCATATTTTGTTGATAAGTTGCCAAATATATATGATTACAGTGACATTACGTGGTATAATTATGATAAAACGGAATTAGACAAGAACGATAAATTTGATAAATCAATACATCATGCATATCTTCCTCATATAAAATTAGAAACATTTGATGAAATGAAAGTAGAAGAAATTGTAAATTTTGTTCCAGGTGAATTAATTATTTTTGATACATTACAATTACATGTATCTACTAACATTAATGTGTCTAATGTAAACTTAAAATCAGGCATACGTTTAATTTTATGGAGGAAATTATAATGAACAGCATTTATTTTGCAAATAATGCTTCAGATTATAAAATAATGACATGGGTATTAGGTAATGTGTGTAATTACGCTTGTACCTATTGTCCCGAAGACTTGCATGCCGGCAACCATCGTTTTCCTTCATTAGAAACAGCAACTGATATTTTTTTTAAATTTAGGGGAGGCGAAAATCAAAAAGTTTATTATGAAATAGTTGGGGGAGAACCCACACTTTGGCCCAAACTGCAAGAATATATTAATATTATTTCAAATGATAACACGTTTATAGAAGTTAATTCCAATGGCAGCAGAACCAAAAGATATTGGGATAATTTTAAATCCAATGTTGATTTTTTCTATCTAAGTTTTCATCCCGAAAATGCCGATGAAGATAAATTCATAGAAACAATAGAATCGTTGCATGAAAGATATAGAACGCACGTAACCATATTATTAATGCCCGCCTATTGGGATAAATGCAAAAGATTTTTTAATAAAATATTTTACGATAGAACAGATTTAAAAATAAATGTTACTTTCACCTTGGTTAGGCCAAACTTTAATGGTGATCCTGAACCATATACCGATGAAATGACAGAATATTTTAATATGAAAAAGAAAAATAGAGCAATACCGTTGGTTAAAAATATACCACATATGTTGACCCATAATGGCAATTTAGTTAACTGGCGCAAGTTTCAATTAAACAAATACAATAATTTTAAAGGTATGCATTGTAACGCTCCAAAAGAACGGTTATACATACACGTAAATGGAGATATTTACCACGCGGCGTGTATGGAGCGTGGTTCAATTGGCAATATCTATACCGGAAAATACGACTTATCTAACATTAACCCAATTCTTTGTTCTAAAGAACGATGCGGATGTAAATTTGATGCGTTGTCTTCCAAAAATGGAAATTATTTATTTAAAAGTATCGATATCTCGGACACCTATGATAAAAATAATTAATTATTTATCAGATAGATATCGTAATAGAGGTCTGATACCAACCGGTCTACCTTCTGTAGTTGTGGCTAAATGGATTGATTTGGTTGGTTTAAGATTAAAGTCGTTGCATATTTTATTATATGCCTCTTCATATTTAATCCAAAAATAATCAAGTGGCAATTTATTTAAGAAATGTAGTCCGGTATGCACCAATCCTTGACAATTCATATTGAAATCATTCATTATTGTAACACTTCCGGTTGGTCTTATTCTGCTATATCGTAAACCAATTCTGTTACCACCCAACCCCAATCCCTTTGATAAACTTATTCCTATTGTTTGAATAGCAGGATGAGAAAAATCAAAAACTATATCCTTTGAACATGTAATCCAAGCGCCATCGATATGTACAGGAATATTAAGTTCCAAACATCTATCAAGAATTAATGACATATCAGGATGAATATCGCCATAATATGGAAAGGGCATAGCAATTAATAACTCCTTGCTTGAATCCAAAGTATCAACATTATAATATTGTATAGCAGTATTTAATCTTTCATGATACTTATAGTCATTTTCTAGAACCATTAAATTGCTATTTAACCTAATATATAAATCATCAATATATTGAGTACATCCTATTATTACATCATGAAACTTAAATTCATCTAATCCGGTAAATTGATTGATTTTAAAATTATTCATTTTATTGATAAATATTGTTTTAAAATCATTTACTAAATTATGATTTTCTGCAGGACTATTATGATAAACTTCTTTTAAAAGTCTGTTAATAGTTTTATCATACATGGGCTGTGGCCGTGTATATTGCAACCAGTTAGTATCATATTCCGTTGCTGTAGTCATATATCTTTCATTTCCTTCATAAAATAAATATCTTTCATTTCCTTCATAAAATAAATATCTTTACTTTTTGATAAATTAATAATAGTATTATGTATGAATAATAATAATAAATCAATATGCATACTTCCGTGGATTGCTTTTAATACTACCCCACAAGGCAAAGCTAGACCCTGCGGATATTCTTCTATGAAAAGCGATATTAGAATATCAAATTCCACTATTGAAAAAGAATTTAATAATAGTTTATTCAAAGAAATACGAAAAGCATTTTTGGCTGGAAAATGGCATCCGAATTGTATAAGATGTAAAAAAATGTCAGAAGCAGGAGTAACATCTAAGTTAGATGAAGAAAATTTAATGCACTATGCTGATAATGAATATTTACTAGGCCAGACTAATACCGACGGTAGTATCAATCATTATCCCAAAAATATAGATATAAGATTAGGGACCGTATGTAATTTAAAGTGTATCCATTGCGGCGTGGGGAACAGTTCAAAGTGGCTAGAGGATACACCATTAATAAACAAATATGAAAACTTAAAATCGTTTAAAATAGATAATTCATGGGTAGATAGGCCAAACGGCATGTGGGTTGACTTAGAGAAAAATATACCACAGATTAAACGTTTTAATTGGCTGGGCGGAGAACCTTTTGCTTCCAAACAGCACAACAGGTTTATGAAAACAATACCGGACGAACATGCTAAAAATATTTCGTTACAATATGTTACTAATGGGTTATTAATTACTAAACAAATTTTAGAATCATTGGGCAGATTTAAACATGTGTCAATAAATGTAAGCATCGACGTAATAAAAGAAAAAGCAGAATATTTTAGATACCCACTTAAATGGGCGATTTTTATTGAAAAATTAAAATTAATAAGCGATTATGCTAAAACTCGTCCGCCGTATACTTTTATGATTAAATTCCAATGGACTGCTTCAAATATTTCTATGTTATATTTTGATGAAACCTATGATTTTTGCATTTCTAAATATCCTGAATTTGAATTTACATTATGCAATTATGTAGATTATCCTGCGCACATGTCTCCGCAATGTATGCCTATAAAAATAAAAGAATCTTTATCAAAAAAATTGTATAATTATGATAAAGATTCTAAAATAAATTTTTATATTTCTTATATGAATGAACAAAATACTTGGGCTACTCATAAAAATATATTTGATAATTATTTTATTGATTTGAATTTAATACGTAGCACAACACATACCTTTGAAATTGAAAATTGGTCCAATTTTAATGAATAACATAAAAGATAGTATAATATCCAATCAGAAAAAACCGTTGTGTTATGCCCCGTTTTATGCCATATGTATAAAAGGCGATAAGTTTAAACCATGCTGTGTGTATGATGGGTATTTTGATATCACTACAGATGATTTTTGGAATAACCCAGCAATGCAGGAAATACGAACCAAATTACTTTCTAATAATTTTCCAAAAGGATGTGACGGCTGTAAAATGAATTATCTAAATAATATTGAAACAGATTTAAATTATTATAATTCCTTTATAGAAACACAACAGATAGATATAGAATTTAATGTTGAAACCGGCAATCAAGACGGATCGCCAATAGAATTAGATTTTAGGCCATCAAATTTATGTAATTTACAATGCAGAATGTGTGATTTTACTAATTCAAGTTTGATAGCAAATGAAATAAATGAAAATGTTAAATTACAAGAATTTTTAAAGATTAAGACTAAATTTTTAAAAACTAAAGGTGTTTCGTCTTCTTCTGAATTCGTGTTTGAATGGTTAAAAGATAAAAATTTTAAAAAGATTAAAGTTTTAGGCGGTGAACCAACAATAGAAAAATCAACGTTAAATTTGTTACAAACTATTAATTCTAAACCCATTGTTGAGATGACCACAAACTTGGCTGTTATCACTAAACAATTTAAAAAAACATTAAAAAATATAGATATGTTAAATTTGCGAATTAGCATAGATGCAATAGATGAACATTATAATTATATAAGAACAAATGGTAATTGGCATAAATTGCAAAAAAATTTAAATTATATTACCTCCGTTAATAACGTTAAAATAACAGGATTTAATGTAGTATTGATGCCATATAATATTTTTAATCTTACAGATACTTTAATATACCTATATAATTTTTTAAAAAACAATAACATATGTGATTACTCTATTTCTTTATTTCCATCAACAGATGATGCTGTGAAGGTTTCGGCAATACTTCCCGAGGATCGAGCATATTTGTTAAATAGTTTATTAATTAATAGTAAATTAATTGGCAACGAATACGCAATAGTGGAAAATATTTTTAAAAATATACCGTTTAATGAATTTGATAAGAATAAATTTATCAAATATTCTAAAATATTAGACAGCATACGGAAAACAAACCTTACTAATCTCAATTCCGGTTTTGAAAAATATTATAACCAAATAAACTAAAAAATAATATTGTAAATGTAAAAATATTGAATTTACGATACTAACCAATAATTGGATAATATATAATTTTAATATATGTATCAACTTTATTTGAGGAATATAATATGCAGAATGATTTAAAATGGTCAAACTATGATTTTTCCAAAATACCTTTCGACCGGATAGTTAAAGTTGGCCAAAGATCACTTTTATATCGTGATATATTTACAGTGTCATGGTTGTTGGGAAGATTTTGCAATTATAATTGTTCATACTGCTGGCCCTACGCAAGATCAGATACTAAAGATTTTAGACCAACCAAATTAATAACATCAACAATGGACGAAATAAAACGTCAAGCAAGAGATAACGGGTTTAATTCATTTCATATTTCTTTTTCGGGAGGGGAACCCACATTACATCCTGGCTATTTGGATATAATAAAGCATTATTCAGATGATGAATATTCAAATTTTCAATCAATTCATATGACAAGCAATATATCAAATGGATTTAAATGGTTTGAAAAATACATCAATGCTACTAAAAATCTGCATCGTGTTTCAATAACTGCAAGTTGGCATAGAGAACAGGGCATCAAACAGGGAAATTTAGAAAAGCATCGAATCTTATTTGCTGACAAATTGTGTTTTCTTCAAGAACATGATATACATGTAACTATTAATATGGTTATGGTTCCCGAATGGTTTGAAATTCTTTGGGAGGAAGCATTATATTTTCATGAACGCGGGATAAATGTTACCCTTAAGCCACAGTCGGATCCCACGGCCAGCCGAATAGTTGATGGGTATTCAAAAGATATGTTAGAACGTCTGTATAACGGAATGCCGCAACGAGATTACACTAGCGCAAAAACAAAAACAACAAGAAACAGTCCAAAAATATCATTAAAATCAATGGCTATTTCACGTGGTGATACAGAAAGTGTACCAGCAATAATGCAAGTAGAATTTGAAGATAATCAAGGCAAAAAATGGTATATGGATCAAGCAGAACGGTTTAATGCTTTTAATTTTAATAAATTCAAGGGATGGAAGTGTAATGCAGGTTATCAAGGTATTATCATACGAGAACCAGATGGTGCTATTAAAAGATCATATTCTTGTTGGGACACCCCGATAGGAAACATCGAAACCGGATTCAAATTATTTAAAGGACCTCGCGAATGTATCACCCCGTCGTGCGTATCATCCGCCGACAGTAAAATACCCAAATATAAAAAGGGCACCAATGTTTAGTAGAAATGATTTGGTAAATGCCACAATAGATAGCCAACATTGCCAACGCAATTGGAATATTACTAAAGAAATACCAGAAGAAGATATTTTATTTTTTACAAAAATACTTTCTTCCAGCCCTTTGAAACAAAATATAAATTATTTTGATATCAATATCATAAGATCAAGAACTACAATAGACCAAATATATAAAGTAACCAATTTTGTTCCGGATGGCCAATCCAAACAAAAATATGCATTAAATCCCCAACATTTGCCAATTTAATAGTAATTTTATCTTTTAATAAAGAAATATTTACCAATGAATCTTTTAAAGATATAAATTTTTATATTAAAAATTATGTAGAAAATTTAGAATCTAATAAAGATTTTATTGAAGAATTTAAACATCATTTTATAATATCGTCAAGTATGGCATTGGGCCAGTTAAGTTTGAATGCAAATATATTGGGATATAGGTCCGGATTTTGTTCGTGTTATAACCGCACCAAAATACAGAAAATTCTAAATACGCAAAACTGCATTATTCTCGCCCATTTTGGGCATAGGATATCCTGGATCATTTGAAAGAAACAGAGATCATTTTTCTAAAAAAGATTTTAAGTTATATGAACGAATATTACCCACAATAAATTATAAATAATTCATTTTAAAATATAAAAATTATTATTTAAAATATTAAATTTAGAACATCAACAAATGGCACTTCGACTTCCTTATGAATAATAAAATCTATAAAATTATTATTTCGTAAAAATTCATTAGCTTCTTTATCGTAAAACGGGGCATTGCCGCCACGACTATTATTATAGCGGTAGGATTTAATAATTTAATATGTTTGAGAAGTTTAAGGGTTCGGTTCAAATTCCATATAATATATATTATATATTATATGTATATAATGTTGCGCCGGCTATATGAATTTTTTCTCTTGGTACGAAATACAAAACACTTTTATTATGTGTATGAAAAATATAAGGTAAAAAATTAAAATTATTATAATTTTAATTTTGGCGTATTCCTCTAATAAAGCAAGAGTCATTGGCGACGCCGTCATCCAAGAACTTGAAATACTAATTAATTGTATATTGTGTGTTATAATGCGGGTCATAATATTCCGTATAGTTGTATGAATACGCCTCGTTAATAAGTCCAATGCTCATTTGATCTAGCTTCATATAAATCAGTTGCACCCAATTCTACGCTACTGCCTTTGCCGCTTTTCTTAAAAGTTTTACCGGCAGGTCTTCCGCTTATGGTACAATTTGCTTTTAGTTTTTTGACTTTATCAGCCATGGCCAATAGCATACCCGTCACATAAAACGGTTCACCCCGCCAATCCATATCAAGTCCCGTAGCTAAGACATTAGTACCATTCGTTAAAAGGCTGGCTACTATTTTAATTAAATTGCGGTCAAAATGCGGGTCTGTGAAAAATTGAATTTCGTCAAAGACTACCAAATCCCATTCTTCTTCTAATTCAACCCAAGTAGTAATAGAATCAGCCACAGTTTTCAATCCATCATGGCTGACTATTTCCGTTTCAGAATAGCGGTTGTCAAAGGCAGGTTTGAATACTTTGACATTTTGATTCAACCCATTTCTGGCCCATAAAACTCTTTTTAATAATTCGGTAGTTTTTCCGGCAAACATAGGACCGCAAACTACTTCTAATGTTCCGTAAGGTTTTTTATTCATTTATCTTTCATCCGCATATATAACATTATTTCATTCCATTTTTCTTTAAGATATTCGTCTTGATTTATGCTTTTTTTTAGAGTGCGTAAATGATTGGCATGATCTATGAAAAACATCAACGGATATATATTTGTATCATACAAGTTATTAATACCCTCTTTTAACCACATAATATCTTTAAGTATTTTATTAAAATCTTTTGTATATTGGCCATTGCGAGACATGGTAACCGCTAAAGTAATTGCTTTTTGTGCTTCTGTTAATTCTGTATAAATAGAACCAAGTTTATTATTGTATTGAATAATTTTATCATTAATATCAAGTAAGTCAACCAACACCTTATCTTCATCAGGAACGCCATTTGTTAAATATTTTTGATCATTTGGCCTATATTTCATTCTGTTAATCTCTTAATTGATTTTGCTCAGACATTCTTTCAGAGTTTTCCAAGGCGGCGAGTATTACGGCCGCCGCCTTGATTAAATCATTTTCAAAATCCTGCTTAGTGGATTTAATATTTTTAGTAGATGCAGGACTAAATAGGTACCTACCAGCTATTGCTAACCAATCGTTTGGAGTACGAGAAATATCAAATTCACTTCCTGGCAGATCAAATTGTCTTAGTCGCTCTTGTGTTATTTTTTCTAACAGTTGTTGGCGCTTTGGGTTCACCTTTTACCTCTTTTTTATTGTTTGGTTTTACAGTATCTACTACGGGTCGTAAGTTGGGCGCCAATAAGTAAGCTTTTTCTCTCATCGCTGTTGCATCGGCATCCAATAAAGAAGCTTGAACCAACAAGTTAGTTGCTGCTACCATTTTTTCATCTTCGGTTTGATTACTCATTTCAGCTTTAACTGATTCTTGTATTAATTCAACCGGATTCGGAACTTCTTTTGTAATAATACCTGCTTCTTCGTCGGCTGTTTTTTCAAGTTGCCCCATGGCTTCAAGCATGTCTTTTAGGTTGATTTTAACATTGGGCCTTGGAAAAAGAGTAATATTTTCAACAGGCTGAGCCTGTAAATACCCATAGGTATGTAGCTCTTCTAAGACAGTTCGGCCAGTGTCGGGCATCATTCTTCTGCCCAAAATTTCACCAAAATGTTTTAGCTGTTGTGCTTCTGATGATCTCAATAAACTCATTAACGGATCATGGATTCGTTCAGGCAATGCTTCGGTATCAACAACCAATGCATGAGTTTCCTTGTTTGGAACTTGCAAAAATGCAATTACGCATCTTTTGCCAGTATTATTGATCATGCCAACATGTTTAATAATTTCACTCATTGTTTTTCCTTATTTCTTTGCAGTTCTTTTCTTTGGTTTTTCTTCTTCATATGAAATTTCTAATTCGGACTCCGCAGGAGTCTCGGCTGATTGAGTCTCGGCTGATTGATTAGCTTGTGCTTTTTGCTGTTCGGCAGATTCAGCAGCTTGTAAAAATACTGCTACTTTTTCACGGATTTCCATTACTTGACGAATAGTATCCCAGCCTTTGAATGCGCCCTGGGCTGCGGCATAGTCGATTACGTTAACTACATTTTTTAGATCGTTAAGATTCAAATTAATATTGGGTTGTTGCATATTGAGCTCCTACAAATTAAGTACAGTTATATTTATATAAACTATATACTTAATATAAGTAGTAGCTCAATATTAATCAATATTTTTATTAATATTTTTCTTCACACCACGAATATTAACCAATTCTTCCGGCCACTGCAAATATTCATTCCAATTCATGGACGGTACTTGAATGGGGAAGTTTCGTCGCTTATCAGCCAACTCATAATAAGTTGGTTTGTATGGTAGCATCTTGGGCTTCATTTCTCTATGATTTGCCTTCTTGGTATTACAAGCGGAGCAAGCACTCACCGAGTTATTCCAAATAGTTTTACCACCGTGACTACGCGGTACATAGTGGTCTAGAGTTAATTCAAAAGCCTTTGATGAAAAATCCTTTTGACAGTATTGGCATTCGAAATTATCACGAAGGAATAAGTTGTATCTTGAAAAACGTACCGCCTTGCCAATCTTGACATAGTCACGAAGCATGATGATAGAAGGAACTTTCATACGAATTGATGGGCTGTTGATTGACCAATCTGCATATGTGTCAACGATGCTAATGCGGTCTAAGAAATAGACTTTGATAGCTTCTTGCCATGTTAAGGTAGCGATTGGCAACACACTTAATGGTTGTGCGTCTGCGTTTAAAACTAAAACATCCGCCATTTTGGTAATCCTTCTTCTGCTTTACTTACATGATAACAAAAATATTGATTTTGTCAACTCATAAATATTTATACATTACCAACTATTAAAATTAACCAATGTGTATTTTTTCTCATTTAATTTTAAATCTGCGGTGGACAGAAATCCGCCCTTGCCGCACCCGGTATCCATAAAATAAACTTCTCCGCCGTCTTTGTTTTTTTCATGATATGGTTTGAATAAATTTCTTGGTTCGTGGCCCACGAAAACCGTCATATCTTTTGGTATTTCTGATATCCAAGAATACGCTGCATTGGATGCGTCTTCCCAATTTGGATTATCAATAAATTCGCCAAATAGTGCCTTTTTTTCTAATTCGAATGGCAAAATTCTATTAACTTGGTATTGTTGCATTTCTGGTTTAAAAGCGGCATGAGCTACGAAAATATTTTCAGAAAAAATATGAGTAAACCCCAAATTCATTAATGTTCTAAATTTAACTTCCCATTTTCTTTTTTCAGCAGTGCTAAGTTTTTTGATTTGTTCTATTGTTTGTTTATTTGCTTCGGACAAATGTATTTTTATATTTTTATTGTTTAGTTTATTTAACCATTTATAAATCTTTCTTTCGTGGTTACCTATAATAAATATTGCTTGATTGCGAATTACTAATTTGTATAATTCTTCGATACATTCCAATGATTTGGGCCCAAAGTCTAATAGATCCCCCAAAAAGACCGGTAGATTATTTCTCATTGCTGACCAGAGCAAAACACTTCTCATGTTTTCGTAATGGCCATGAATGTCTCCAATTATACTTATGCCGTTATAATTTAGAAATACATATGATGAAATAATAGGGCCCAGTAATTTATGTACAAATGTTACTGGTCCAAACACAACTTGCCCTACTCCATCCCCTCGTTCAAGATCTTTATCGCCTGCTGCGGAATAACTATCAAATAGATAAAATATTTCAATTCCCAAATCTGTAGCAATATTTGTTATCTGCTCTCTTTCATGTTTTCTGAGAGTATGCGCGTTAACAATTACTTGTTCACCAAGCCATAATTTTACTTGAATTCGTCTTTTAAGTTCGTGAAATATATCACTAGTCCCATAATATACTTCGGAATTTCCAAACATATCATTTTTAACAATGTCATAAGATATAACACCGCGCAATGAAACATTTTTGTTGTTAGCAAAGATATTATCACTCATAAAGTTTAATATCAAAGAATGCAATGGTATTTTCATTATAGCCTCGTTTTATGTCTTAATAGATATTGTAAAATTAATAAATAAATAAATAAATAAATAAATCTACTTAAAACCCCAAATTTACCAAATCGTGAATGTGTAATAATCCAACAACTTGATTCAAATTATCAATTACCGGCATTGAAGTTATTCTATTTTTATTCATTATATGGATCGCATCAACGGCCAAAGTGTCTTCAATTGTAGTATGCGGTGCTGTTGACATAAAGTTATTGATGGTATGCATCAAAATATCAGCATTATGTTGTTGCTTTGACAAATATCGTCGTATATCACCGTCAGTAACCACACCAGCAATCGTGTTATTTATTCCCAGTTCTTCTACTACAATCGCGCAGCCGCCTAGTTTTTCGGAAATTTTTAAAATAACTTCCTGAAATGGAGTAGATATGTCCACTATTGCAACTTGATTTGCTGGCCGCATTACATCTTTTACCTTCACCAGCAATTTGCCCAACTTGCCGCCTGGGTGAAATTTGCTGAAATCAGTTTTAGTAAAGTTTTTATTTAAACAAACCGCAACAGATAACGCATCGCCTAACGCCAACGTCATTGTCGTAGAATTGGTTGGCGCTAAATTTAGTTTGCAGGCTTCTCGGTCAAGTGGAATTACCAATGTAATATCACTATATTTCCCTAGAGTACTCTCTACTTTTGAAGTTATGCCTATTAAAAATATTCCGTTTCGTTTGCAATATTCAAGTATATCAAATAATTCTTTACTTTCACCAGAATTACTTATCGCTATTACTATATTATTGCCAGTAATAACCCCCAAGTCACCATGACTGGCTTCTGCAGGATGCAAATAAAAAGAAGGGGTACCCATCGAGGAAAAGGTGGCGGCTATTTTTTGCCCAATATGCCCACTCTTACCCATTCCAGTAACTATTACATGTCCGGGACATTCGATTATTTTACGGCAAGCAGATTCAAATTTATCATCTAAAGATTCTGATAATTTAATTAATGCTGTTGCTTCGTCGGCAATTACTTCTTTTCCTGTTTGTAAAAAGGTCATCATACTCCTTAATGTAAAATATTATAATTTTCACCCAAAGAATGATAAACAAAATATTTCATCATATCTTCCTTATTTCTAAAAGTGAAATAAGTTATAGACAAATCCTTGCATAAATTTTTAGGAGGAATTATACTCCAGTTAGCTGATACTTTGGCTTGTTCTGTGACCTTTTCCAGTAACTCATCTATTTCAAATTCAGATAAGGCATTATGTCTACGTTCATCTACGCAAAATGAGATAAAATTAACAAAAGATGAATGATTTTTGGGGTTGATATACGATGTATCAAACGCCCCCAAATCACTAAATATTTTTTCTAAAATCATACTTTGTTTTGGCAAACTGCCAACAATACTAAAGTAATAATCAAAGTTTGTTTTATTTTTCATTTTTATTTTTATTATCTAACACTTTATTTTATTTAGTATATTACCTTTTTATTCTTTTTTCTATTTTTTATTTTATAAAACACATTATCCAATTCTGATATTTGGTCGTATAAACTTAATTCATGTAGGTATTCGGGAATAGTTATTTTTATTTTATTATAACCGCTGTGCCTGGGGTTACAGCACGAATAACAAGAACAACTGGCCATATGGTCAGCAAGTTTAAAAGCCTCATCGTAATGAACCATTGCTCGCATTGCTTTACGCTTCATACGTTCTTTGTTACAACGGCGCAACGCTCTTTTGAAGTTTTTCATGATTTTTCAACTTTCATAAACTATATACATTAATATTTACCATAGGATGTAAGTTATTGATGTTTAATATAATTTTTTCAATAAAACTCCAATTACCGCCGCCTAGTCCCGCTCCTATTTTGGGCAAAGTGATATTGGTAATATTATTATCATCTGCATATTGCATTACCGTTTTGATGGATTTTTCTATTGCTTCATAATTAACATACTGACGACCGTCACGCCCATAATTTTGTTGCGTAATACAATTTGCTATTATTGGTTGGGTTTTATCCCCCTTTGCGAATATAACGTCGCCTAGTTGTAACCCATTTTTTGCATAATAGTCCATATACCCGGCATATGAATACGGGTATGTTTTCCTGAGCAATCCAGCAACGCCTGATGCAAATTTACCACGCGCATTACAGCCATGTGCCCATAGGTTGTCAGATGATGTTAAAATATCTGCATTTATATAATTAACTTGTTTCATTTAATATTGCGTCTAACCCTACCATCTTAGTATAAAATGCATCATCTGCATTTTCAAAATATATTATTAATACTGATTTCATATTAAAAATATCTGTTATGGTATTTGTGTCGCCATCGGTCAATCTTGTATAAGTTGTATAATACCGGTGATTGGTATTTTTGCGTAACCAATCATTTACTTTATTTAAAACTTTATCTATTTCATCCGAGTTATTAATTGTAAAAAAAGTATATATCCATGTTATAGGTATTATGCCATTTTGTTTTTTATCATGCAATTCTTTAATAGGTATTTCTAGATTATGAAATTTAACAATTTTATCCATTTGTGGTGAAAGGCCGTTAGGCCTTTCTCCTCTTTGCTCTATGGTCGGTGTAATACGCATAGCTTCCCCAGGGCGGAACAATGCTTTCGCTACCGTGGATAATAAACAACGTATCGCAAAAGCCTTCGGTGCCCCACGTCCCGCAAGGATAACCATCGGTAAACATTACCATAGTATTTGGTTCAATGTCGTTATCTTCCATGAACTGAAATACTGCTTCAAATGCGGTGCCGCCGCCGCCCTTGATTTGGTACCCCAAGATTTCTTCTGCGTTATCCCGTGTGAACACCTTATAATTATACACACGGGTATCAAAGGTAGCGACACCAAGTCTAAACTCGGGGAACATATCCATAATACCCTTGACTTCGCCCAAGAAATCCCTCACCATTTCATCCGAGATAGAACCCGAAACGTCGATAAATACTTCAATATCAATCGTTTCGCTGTCTGCCTGGCCCGGAAGAATGCAACCGGTTGACCAAGTTCTGCGGCTCAATCTACGGAAAGTATAGTCATCTCGGATGCTGCTCTTGATCTGCATTTCCAACAGTTCACGCCAGTCCATCTTTGGCTCAGTGATATCCTTAATGAGTCGCAGGATGCCAGCCGGAACTTTGCCTGCAATCTGTTGAGCAGCACTGATTACCGCAGCACGAACTTCGTTGCGAATTTCGTTCAAATCAGCTTCGGTAAGCTTTGGCGGACCATCTTCGCCAGTAACAGAAACAGTTACGGTCTTTTTGCCATTACCATTTCCATCCTTGTCGCCATCGCCGTCCCCATCGCCGTCCCCATCGCCGTCCCCATCGCCGTCCCCATTAGCTTCCAAATGCATATCGATTGTCATTTGGATTTGAACCGAATTTTGCTTCAGCATTTCATACACTTCTTCTGAAGTAAGCTCATCAGTATACTTTTCCGAAAAAAGGCCACCTTTAATCATGTCGCCAATGCGCTCTTTAACTAGGGTATAGTTAACAATATAATCGTTGGCCATATTCCAAACCTGCGGATCACGAGATGATCTACGACCAATGTGGTCGTATACGCAGTGAAGAATTTCATGCCCAACTAGAAATACCAGTTCCTGCCTTGTCAACTTTTTGATAAATTCTCGGTTATAATAAAATTTGCGTCCATCGGTCGCAGCGGTTGGACACCATTTGGTTGCATCAACCAATTCAAGACGTGTTGCAAGATTACCAAAAAAAGCGTGGTTAATCAAGAGATAAACACGAGCCTGAACAATTGCAGCAATCACTGGATCATTCATATCAACCATAACATTCTCCTATGTTTTTACTCTATTACTTATAGCATATCTGTGAAATTTGTCAAATAGCTTTCCTCAAAATTTTTCTGACTTAATTTCAAAAATACCAAGTTACTTTTCGAAGCATATACGGTGAACATACCTATTGCCAAACTTACAGTAATACCAATTAAGTTATGTGTTGTTATTGCTTCTATCATTATTTTCGTATAAAAGTAAAATTTATCCATAACTGTTCCAGAAAAAGTTTCAGAATATACCCTATAAATTGATTCTGAATTCCATTTATGAGAATCTTTTATTATTTTGGTCAGTTTATTAATGAAATATCGCCTAACTTCACTAATCAATTTTTGATTAGTTGGTCCTGTAAAAAAGTACTCTCGTTTTTTCATACAACTGCCTAAAAAAGGTTGGGGGAGTTTCCTCCCCCAAGTTAGGCATCTTACTTACGCTGATTGGACCCCGTCGATCAACCGGCCTTGAGGATCAAATTCTGATAGCGCGCTGCGAAAGCGGCAAAACTTTTGAGCTTGTTGGGGTATAGCGGCAACCTAAAAATACCCAATGCGGTGCGAGCGCCAAGAATGCACAGTTCGGGTTGGAAGTTATCAAGCATGAAGCTCAAAAAGTTATCGCCCATCTTATACCAATCCTCAATCTTGCCCTCGCGTTCGGCCTTGGCATGTGCCTCACGAAGTTCGTAGCACAACCCAGTGGTAAGCGCATACATTACGGAAATTTCCTTGCTCTTGAGCTCGGTGATCTTACCGGAAAGAATGTCGCTGGGGTTAGGCAAGTTAGCAGCGGTCTTACGATACTGCAAGAATTTAATCGCAACACCTTCACCAACAGCACCAGCAATCAAGCTGAGCAATACGTTTTCGGCGAGGTTCGGGCTGTTCTTCACGATATCGCTTACGAACTCCCAAGAACGAGGAGTTGGGAAACCACGACTTGCACTGGTGGGGTCAAACTCAAACAGTTCTTTCTTCTGGAAGGTCAGATAACCCACAACGTTCTTGTCGAAAGTCTTGCTGAGAGCGTGTTCCTGCCAGTCATCAAAGTCCACACGAAGTTCCAAGTGAACGAACCGGTTCATAAGCGGGGTTGGCATCTTAAACGTACTACCACGGTCGGTTTCACGGTTACCAGCAGCCATAACGAAATCTTCGCGACCGAGGAAGAAATCACCAATTCGACGGTCAAGCACAATCTGATAAGCAGCGGCCTGAATGCTCTGAGGAGCAGAGTTCATTTCGTCGAACATGTAGAAGGCCTTGCCGCCACCTTCCTTGAGTGTCTGGCGTCGATAGAAGTGGGGCGGGCTCCAACGAGCAACAGCGTTGCCATCCTCATCGGTGCTGGGCACCGGAATACCACGAAGGTCAGTGGGGTCCATCTGGCTGAGACGGATATCTTCGAAAAAGTTGAAGCCAAGTTCATCAGCAACCTGACGAGAAATCTGGCTCTTACCAATACCGGGAGGACCCCATATGAAAACCGGACGACGAACTGAGGCGGCGTGCTGAAGCGCGGCCTTGAACTCACTGGGCTTTAGCGTGATGCTATCAACGCGAGCACTATTCTTAGACATATTTAATTCCTTTCGTTTGCCTAACTACTCCGTTACAATAGCATCTATATGATATATGTCAACACACAAAAATTAAAAAATTTTACTTTTTCCTATACCCAGTACTATAAATAAAACGTATGCATTGAGGACCGTATATGTTTGAAAATATCAACCTTTCGTCTTTTTTTAGAAAATCAGAAAATAAAGCATTATTTAATGAAATTATAGAAAAAACTAAATTTCTTAATGAAGACAACCCATCCATAAGGCATCGTCTTTGGCACTACCAATCTAACCAAAAAAATAAACCAGTGTGTTATTGTGGTAATTTGGTTAAATGGAGTGAAAAAATGCAAAATTATAGAACATATTGTTCACAAAAATGCAAGGCTAATTCAATCGAGTGGAAGAATAAAATAGAAATAACCAATATGAAAAGGTACGGGGTTAAAAGTACATTAAGTAACCCAGATACTAAGGAAAAAATTAAAAATTCACTTATGTTAAAATTTGGGGTTGATAATCCTTTTTCTAGTTTAGAAATTCAAAATAAAATTAAGAATACCAATCTATTAAATTATGGCTACACTAATCCGAGTAAATCTCAAAAAATAAAGAATAAAATAACAGAAACACATTTATCAAAATATGGCTTTGGTAGAGCATCTCAATCACATATATCAGACTATATTTGGAATATATTAAACTCGAAAAAACTATTAAAAGAAAAATATTTAGAAAGTTTTTCGGGAAATGATTTAGCTAAAGATTTGGGCATTTCGCCCTGGCTGTTGTTTAAACAACTGCATAAATTAAATATTGATTTGAAACCCTGCGTTCAATCAAAAGAAGAAAAAAAAATAATTGAGTTAATTAAATCTATTGGTGTTGAAAATATTGTTATACAAGATAAATCAATTTTATTCCCACAGGAAATTGATATTTATCTCCCCGATTATCAAATAGGTTTTGAAATAAATGGAATTTATTGGCACTCGGAATCAAAAGGAAAAAATAAGTATTATCATCGTAACAAATCAAAAAAAGCATATGAAAACGGAGTTAAGCTCATTCATTTTACAGACATTGATATTAACCAAAATTTTAATAAAGTAGAAAACAAAATCAAAACTTTATTAAAATTAAATAAAAAAATATATGCAAGAAAATGTATTATTAAAAATGTTGAATTAAAAGATGAAATATCATTTCTAAATAATTATCATTTTCAAAATTATGTTCCATCAAAAATTTGTCTTGGGTTGTATTATGAAAATGAATTGGTATCAGTAATGAGTTTCGGGAAATCAAGATACAATAAAAAATATGATTGGGAGTTATTGAGATTTTGTTCAAAAAATAACATTAACATAGTAGGCGGAGGATCTAAACTTTTTAAGTATTTTGCAAAAACGACAAAGGCAGTTAACTGTATATCATATTGCGATCTTAGTAGATCATTTTTTGGGTCTTTTTACTCAAAGCTAGGATTTTATCAAATTAATACGGCAACTCCAAATTATTATTATACAAAAAATTATATTACCTTGGAGTCAAGACTTAAATATCAAAAACATAAATTGTCAAAAAATTTAAAAGATTTTAATTGTAATTTGACCGAATGGCAAAATATGAGTAATAATGGCTGGGATAGATATTGGGATTGTGGAAATTCTGTATGGGCATGGGCTGCTAAATATTAAGATACCCGTCAGAAAGTTTTAACTGCATTGATAAATTTAAACAACTGGTGCTGAATATATTTGAAAATTCATTATAATGGTATGGGTATTTCTGTGTTCGATCCAACCAAATGATGTGTTCGGTAGTAAAGGGTGTATTATATAGGTTAAAATCATAAAATTTTATTTTGTCTTTTAAAAAGTTATATCCAATAATGGTTAAATTCAAATTGTTATACCCAGTGTTTTCTCTATAATTTTTAAAAATTAATCTTGCTAATTGCACATTAGATTTATCTTTTATCATTGGATAGTCATGCAAAATTGCATCTTTTATTAAATCAAAAACAATTTTTTGAGTTTTATTCATCATCATCCTCTTTGGATTTTTCTGTTATTTTTTCACCACTTATAAGTTTAAAAACACCAAATTTATTTGTTTTGAATAATTTATTTAATTTATCCGAAAGGTTAAATGCATGTCCTGAATTGGAAAAACTAGATTTTTTATATTTGGGTCCAGGATAATCAACCAATTTATTCACAGTTCGTAAATTGATCGGCGATCCATCATAAAAAACAGCATATATTGCTTTTGATTTTAATATCTGCTCGCTTTTATATGTTTTTGGTTCGGTGTATTCTAATAATACTACTGGACTTGGTCTAGACATTTCGATCCTTAAAAATTATATATAGTTATATTTATTTTTCTAAGGTTATTTGATTTATTATTCTTGAGAATTATTTAATCCCAACAAGTGAAAAACAAAACTTTCCTGTTTTACCAAATCCATATATGACCCAATTGAATTATTATTCATTATTAAGTGGGGCGATTTAATTTCATCTAAATTATATCTAATTAGTAGTTCTCGGGCAATAGCGTCATCGATAGCCATTTCTTCTATTTCTATACTCCTATCCTTAAACCATTTTTTCATCATTATAGTATAAGGACATTTCGCCTTGCTAAAGACGAAAATCTTATTTTTCATATATGTCTCCTGCATTATCTTTTATTATTATTTTTTAAATGACCCAGCATCCATTTTTATTTCGATAACATCATTTTCATTTTGATTTTGATTTTGATTTTCAACACTATTATCGGATGATATAATAGTTTTTAATATTTCATCAATATTATTTGATAACAGATTCACCATTGCAGCATTCAATAACCCTGCTTCTTCTATTGATAAGCGTATTTCTCTGCTTTTTGATACAACTGCATTTTCGTATCTTTTAGTAAATGCGGTTATGGGTTGAATATTTATTTCTGTTTTTTTCATTGAGTATTTTTACTCATTAAGTATTTTTTTATAAATTTCATCTTTTAAATTTTCCGGAACATAATATTCATATAAACTTTTTGTCAGTCTATGATTATCATTTTTGTGAGTAGCCCAACTGGTAACAATATACCCTTCTCTGGCTATTACATATGCATAGTCATATAAGTTATTTAGCTTTTTTGCTCTAAGTACTAATTTTTGTGCGATCCCCAAAGGTTTACCATTACGTAAAATCTCAAATATTTCAACTAATTCGTTATCTCGATCAAAAAGTTCTTCTTTAGTTGGTAGAGGAATCATCCCTCCTTTGTCTCTAGCCATTTCCTTAGCAGCATGAGCCGTCAAATCAACAAACGGTAATTGCTTCTTAAACTCCAGTATCATAGACTTAGCATTATTTGGCAACCATACTCGTCTGTGGTAACGTCTTAAATCTCTGGCTTTATACATTATTCATACCTTGCGGCCAAAAATTGTACGAATTGATCAGGATATTGGGCTAGTCTAGTTAGATCATGTTTGCCGCAAAATTTCATAAACCAAATACCAATATTAGGAATATTTTTAGCTGTTATTTCGGTATCAATCACAGCAGCGGCCAATTCTACTATTTCATCGGGTAATTCTACCAGATCAATCAACATCATATTACGATTATAGTCATCCAAAACACGATGTATATTTCCTTCGTGATCTTTCCACGTTTGTAACATCAAATTATTCCAAATATAGCCTTTGTTTTTTCTATCTTCAAAAGCATTACGCAATAACGTTTGGCGCACTTTGGGATATGCAGTGAATATCCCATCGCCAGCATCGCCTCTAATAATCTTAGAAAACTTTGCCCACTCAATCCAATCAGCTGCTGGTACGAAGTTCGGATTAGCCTTTCCTACTTTTATTTTTCCATCATTCTTTAGAGTGAATTCAAATAATTTATCTTTGTCATCATATACGCCGCTTACCGTGATACGCATATTAGTAACACCATTATAAATCTCAACATTATCAGCAAGTAATTGACAAAAATCACTATCAGTTGAAATAATAATGTTCATATCATCTGGGTGTTTTTTAACCCAACATGCGATTAAATCATCTGCTTCAAGCCCCGGACTTTTTAATACTGAACAATTAGTTTTTTCAGTCAAAAAGGCAATTAAATCATTATATGCTTCATAAAATAATTCATCTTCCTCTCGTTCTTTAATACTTTTAGTAGCTTGCTGTAATCGCCTACTTAGTTTATAACTTTCATAAACTTCTCTACGCCAACTCTTGCCATCCAAACAGAACACAACATGCGTTCCTTTAAATTTCTTCCACATTTTTGAAATGCTGTTAAAAAGTATATGCATACTCATGCCAATTTTTATTGATACATCTCCATGTTGGGTAGCATGTTTTGCACGATGTATTAGATTGTTTAAATCAATCAGTATAAATGTCTTAGACATGACGATCTACCTTATATTAGTGAATAATGTATTATTACATTTTTTTAAAAGATTGTCAACCAAGATTACGAAAATTCACTTCTATCGCCGCCCAAATCCTTTTTATTAATAACAGGCAGTATTCCCGTTGACGATAGATTTTCATTTTCCATTGCAGATAAATATTCATCCAATCCATCTTCGGCTACCACACTTTTGCATAAATCATTAAACCATTCTTCAACCACAGTTTGATCATTTACTCCCTTGTAGCCATTTTCTGTTAGAAAGATAATAAAAAATTCATTCCAATCTAATTCAAATTCTAACCCACCAAGTCCCTGCTTTTTATCATATGAACTTGATAAAATGCCAACCCAGGGTTCACTGTTTAATGTTGCTACTTCTTTTTTATAAGTAAGCTCGGGCATATTTTCAAACCTAAATTGTATTTCAAGCATTTTTAAATTGAATTGTCTTTCATCATCTTTATATATGATTTTGGCTTTTTCTTTTTCAAATTCAATAATATCTATACGGTTGTATTTTATATCTAAACCCAATTTAGCTAAACTCAACTCTCGAGCATCTTTAATTGAAAGTTTAAGAATAGCCAATTCTTGATCGTATGGATTATCAATTTCGTAATAGATTTTTGCGCGATCTCGTATTTCACCACGAAGACCCCAATGACCTGGCCACCAAGAGAAGGGTACTTTTAATTTCATAATTCAGACTCCCATTTGTATATAACATTATACCAGTTATTTTTAAATATTTTTAATCTATTTTTGCCATTCAATATATATTTGGATTTATTATAATAGTATGTTTTTCCGTTTAAACATATTTTCTAGTCTTATTCCATGAAGGTGAATCAAATTCAACACCATATTAATACTTTTTAGTTATTTGAATGTAAAAGGTATTTGTATACCTATTCAAACGGTGATTTAAACATTATTATTCCTTTTTATTGCTCGTAATTTTCTAAAAGAATTTGTCCATTGCTGCCATAAATCTGCAATTGCGCCAGTATTTTTCCTACCTTCTATTGATCTAGATACTGAGGTAGCTATTACATTTGATTGAACCGACTCTTCATAATATTTTAATAATTCTTTTATTTTATCATCATACACCATTTTGGTAGTAAAAAATAATTGTCGCCGCTGTTCATTAATAGTTTCATGATCTGAAAAGAATGCAAAAAAAGATATAACTTCCATTTCATATTGCTTTTTGCGAGCCAAGTCTACCGCGTTTTGTAGATTATCAATTACTTCTGATACATCTTTGGTGACATCTACTTGATCTCTAAACTCTCGCAACTTATGTAATAAAATTGAAATATTATTTTCTTCATAAACATTAATTTTATTGTTGTAACCCATTATTGCGGCTCCAATTTATACATAATTTTATTGTACATATTATCAGCAGTAAGATAATTATCCAATAATATTTCTTTTTGCTGTTTGATTGCATGTTTTGTTTCTTTAGAATTATAATTAGATATTTTTTCACGTATAAGTTCTGTGATATTATCCAAATTTGCAATAAAAAGGTCCCAACTTTCTGTCCATTGGCTGGGATACTTAAAAAAGTTAATATACATTTCTGAATAACTCAGTCTATCCGGAACTAATGGGACACAATTCACAAGTATGGCCTCCATTGCTCCGATACCTAAAGTTTCTTGCATACTTGCCGAGAACATTATTTTACTTTTGCCCATTATTTCATGATATTGCGGTTTAGATAATTTTTGATCTTGGCATACAATAAACTCATAATCAACTAATTTGTTAGATAAATGCCTAAACATATCTGTATTTTTTTCAGGGGCTACCCTGTGCGGAAATACTACAATATTTTCTTTTGTCATATGACTAAATTTTGAAATAGTTTCTACCATATATTCATGTGGCTGTCCGGATAAACATATTTTATTGTTCAGTTCATCGGGTAATAAATTGTCAAAAACATTTTTTTTAAACAACTCAACATGAAATTCTGTAGCAAAATAATTATAATCAATAGCATAAAATAATGATTTTTCAGTTTCTTTAGCCCATGTTCTATCAGGCAAACACCTGCCCAAAAAATCGTATGGGTCATATTGCCCGGCGTGCCATATCGCATGAATTTTACAATTTTGATAACCCAACAAATCAATCATATACTTAAGTTGTAAAATACAAGGGTTCCAAGCATCTGTTATTAAGAATTGATCACCATCGATTATGTCTCCTCTAGAAAAATAACCTGCAAGTTTTTCTAATTGGCTTGATTTCCACATATTAGTTGAAGCAAAATTTAAAAATGCACCGTTGGTTGTTTCATGTTTATCAATGTTTCCTGTTAATGTAATGATATTATGATCTACGGGTGTGATAGAAATAAAGTTAGTTGAAACCGTTGCGGATTTGTTAATTTCGTTTAACTTGTTTTTTATTGATTCTGGTATAGAATAAAACCATTCACATGTATACCGAGTTTCTACATTTTCCAATGCTAAAATCCAAATATTCATATTATTCTTCCATAACAGATTTATACGCAAATTTGGGATAAGTTATTCTGCTGCCATTTTCTCCATCTTCACTTACTTCTATTTCAACACTTCTACCTGGATATTTTGTTTGAATATAGTTCGCCAAGTCATCACTGATCATTTCACAGGATTTATTATCCAAAGATAGAGTACTATTACCATATAGTTGTTCTAATTCTCTTTTAAAGAGAATAAATTCTATATCACGTTCGTTATGAAATACTTCTATGGCAACCGTGAAGTGAAATATATGTCGATGCGGATATCCCAAAAAAGACACACCAGCTAGTTTTGGATCTTCAAGTGCAGCAAGATATTGATGAATACCTTCTTTTTGAAATTTAACCCAAATCATTGTTTTTTTACCATTATCCATCATAATATATTACTCCTCTATCATTCTCATATATCCAATTATATCTGGATTTTTAACCATTCCATTTTGTTTTTGATCGCCTTTTCTTATTTGATCAACAAAATTCATACCTTCCAACACTTGCCCCCAAATGGTATATTTCCCATCCAAATCGGGATGAATATTGTAACATATAAAGAACTGACTAGAAGCCGAATTAACATCTTCGCTTCTAGCCATACTAACTGTTCCTCTGATATGTTTCAAATTATTAAATTCAGCTGGAATTTTATAATTAATACCACCTGTTCCCATGCCAAACGGACACCCAGTTTGCGCCATAAAACCATTTAACACTCTATGCCATTTCAATCCATTATAGAATCCGCCATTAACCAGTGCTTCAATTATTTGACAATGCTTGGGTGCCTTATCCCTAAACATTTGAATAATAACTACACCATATTTTAACTTAAGTTCTATTAAATTGCTCATTTTATCTCTTTTTGGCTGGTAATATGTATTGATAGCTGCTAATATCGTTACTTAATTCAATCATTAGCGCGCCCTTTGAACTAAAATTCATTTTTACATTTTCATCAATGCCCAATTTTAATATGTTAAGAACTTGCGAAATTGGCCAATAAAGGCCGGCGCTCATTTTGCCTTCAACTTCTTTTTCAATAATTACAGATGCTTTATGTGAATTGCCGCTCGGATCACCAATATTAAAACGCAAATTTCCTTCACGAACATCAACCATAAAAAGTGTTTCGAAAGCTGAATATAAACTTGCAAAACTAGAAAATTCGGAAATTTTGGATTTACTCGGATTAACAGATATATCCCAAGTTGTACCCAAAAACTTGGCTTGCGAAGGAACCAGTTGTGTGCTCATAAATCTGTATGATGCATCTTGCCCTTGCTCGTCTATAAAAAGCATCTCAGTTGGAATTTGTTGATTAGCATTTGTTGGGTCTGTTTCTCGTATTACTTCAACTTTTGCCCCATCTGTTCTAAAATTAGCGTGATCAACCAACCCCTTAATTAATGATAGATTGCCCATTCCAAATTCACCTTCAAACTCAGCCAATGGTTCATTAAGTTTGCCCTTAACAATAACGGTTTTATCGTTATCCATTGCTTCAATTTTAGTTTCAGTATCAGACCCTGTTATCTTAACAATATCAATGAATCCTAAACCACCTGTATGCTTTACAACATCAGAAATAACTTCTCTCATTATCAACCTCCTAAAGTTTTAATTTCATTTATAATAATATATTGTTACAAATTAGTCACTATTTGTTATGTGTTCATAAATTTCACACCAATTGTTTACTCTTAGTATGTCATCATGATATTTGCCTTGATTTGATGGTTGATTTATCAATATGGGTTTATGCCCATATTTTAATCCCGCCGACGCATTTTCAAATTTATCTTCTATCCACCAAGTTGGGTTGTAATCTGCCAAGTGCGTTTCCTTGCTCTCACCCAAATTAATACAATGAACGGATTCAAATACATCGCCAAATACCCAAAATAAATTACTTCGTCTAAGGGCAATTGTCGCAAGATCTGTTGAACATGAAGAAATAGCTACGAATGAAAAATTTAATTTTTTTAATTTTGCTAAACTCTCAACAGCATTTGGTAACGGATCCAAGGTACCAAATTCCCAACGCTTATTGAAAGTTTTAATTATTTTTTCCATCTGTTTTTTTGTGGTAGAAAATCTCTTTGATAGATCGTATTCTCTGTTTTCATTTTCAATATATCCCAAATGTGTCATATATCTTTTAAATCCAGAATACCAATCTAATAAAACATCATCTACATCTAATAATATTATTTTTTTCATCACACTTCCTACAGCAATTTACGTTAACTTAAAGCAAATGAAAAATTAAATCAAATTATAAATTTATGTGTCAAAACTAAAAAAGTCGCCAAAAGTCGTAGAATTGTCGGCCATTGATAAATCCCAACCCAACACATATAATAAATTAAATACTTTTTTATCAACTATTGTTTCTTCCATTAACTCATCATCAAATGGTAATTTCTTAAACCAGTCTGGTAAATTGGTTTCATCGATGGGATACGCCACACTCTTAACATTCATTGGATTTTCTTTTAACTTACAGACAATAATTTTTTGCCCATCTTGTATAGGCATAGAATATTGATCATTATTCATTTTTCGTAGTTTATTGTATTCAATACTTGCCATAACATGCCCTGGTACAGTTATACGTCTTGATTTTTCTATATCCTTTTTTATTTTGTCTCGTTCTTTTGTAGTTTTTACTCTAACCATTCGAGCTTGTAAATCCATTAATTCATCGGGGTTTCTACTCTGATTGTATCTTGCTGTATAATCGGTCAATGCATTAACTTTTTTGGGTGTTCCCTTTTCCCATGCCGGTTTATCTCTAAATTCTGTTTTAAATTTTTTAACTTCTTCTATTACTTCTTTTTCAGTACCATTGGTTAGAACTAATTCCAAAATATGTTCTAAAAATTGTTGAACATATTTTGGTGTGTCACTTCTTTTCAGATCTAACCCCATGGCTTTTACTTCGCCGGGTTTATTGCCTTTGTCTTTTCTTGT